ATCGAACGCAGTTTGCATTTTCACTGTGTTAATGGTAATATTGCCATTTGACAGTGTCTGTGGGACCTTAAAGGTGAAATACCTACGGGTCTGAGTGTAACCACCTGGCGCCGCGGAATTCACCACGGGCTGAGTCGAACTTACATCAAGGGTACGAGCAACGCTCACCGCAAGATCAGGTTCGACAAACCGAGCACTGCTCAACGTGGTGCCTACGCCATTCAAGGCTAGGGCACCTGATGCAGCAATGTCCGTCAGGGTCAGCAGATTGTCTTCAAATATAGAGAGATCCATTAAGGATTACTCCTGATTGTTGTAGTAACTGAGCCGGTTCACCAGAACGGTGAATCTTGTATAAACTCAGAGACCATTGGGTTGGCTTAGACTGACAGTATATTGGAGACTATAAGTGTCCCCAAGTCTGCCAGTGTTTCGGCGTCTTTAACCAAACCGCTTAAATCAAACTGCGGAACGGTATCGACATATCCGGGCGTCCACACATCTCGTTTATACAGACCATTAGTAAACAGGTCTGTCGAAGCGAGCATAGCTGTAGGCGCTGGCCAGAGGTCTTGGTAATCCGTCAACTGCACTTGAATGGTGCCGTTGTCTTTTTGGGTTACCCAGGCCGCCAGAATCGTTAAGTCTGGGTCCGCTAAGTTGGTGACACCGCGTATTGCGGAAGAAATGTCAACAACACGATCGACCATAAACGACAAGGGCACGAGAGCCCAAGCCGTCTCAGGTATATCTTTAAAGCGGACTCCTAGAAGATGCCTGGAGTCTTCGACGGGATTAGAAATCTCGTAGAGTATTCCAGTACGGACCTGATATTTTCGTTTGTACTCGTGTCTGTAAGTAAAGACATGAGGGTAAGCGTTAAACACAGGATCAGAATTAGTCTCTCTAAGAATAGTTTGACTAGCCCTTGCGATTTTTCGCTTGGGATGTTTAGTAACATTATTCTGATAAAAAGTTGCAGAAACTGCATCGCTCATACTCCTTAGTAATGGAGAAGCTGCGAAACGGAACTCCAACCACGAGTCTGAGGAATCGCCTAGCATATCTAATGCGTAGCGACCTCTTTGTGTGGTCGGATTATATCGGCGGCCCTTTCGGGCGTACCGGAGCCGTTTAGCATCTCGCGAAGCAGTCTTGGCTAATTTCCGAAGCGACTTCATTGGTTGGGCGAGAAACTTAATAGTTTCCTTAACCTCACCAATATCTTCTAGGAACTCAAACGGAGTTGGATCCATTCTCGCGATCGCCTTGAATTTGGCGATCGAAATCGCTCTAGTAGTCTGATCGGAGAGATCCTCGAACTTTGGATTAATTTCCAAATTGCCCGAGACTCCTCCTATGCCACGGCTCCACGCCGTGACTGCATCAGTTAGGTACCTCACCTGCGACCCTATATAAGGGACGCTGATGAAGCCACCATGTCCTACTATTGCTTTGGTCTCCGTAACCGTACAAGGGTTGTTGATTAAGTCTCCCCGTGCAATGCGCTTTTCATAGTCTTTTGTGACATAGTCATCGATTTGTTTCGATATACTGTAGTCATCGTTCGCCGCCAAGTATTTTGTACTTGCCGGCGGGGACGGAACGTAACTCTCGGTCATGTAGGCCTTGAATCCGCTCAAACTAGAAACGCGTGTGCGTGGGGTAGATGA